GAGTGAACGGTCAGCCGCACACCAGTAACCACATCGTTATGCTCCAACGTCAGACCGTCAAAGGTATCGGCAGTGGAAAACTCCCCACTTACCGCTGTCTGCTGTGGATAGATTAAGACTCCATCATAGTTTGATGTATCGACCACGGCGCCAGCCGCAAAAGCCAGCTGCACAAGCGCATTGTGTTTGGTCGTGTAAGGGATGTACCCGTGAAGGGGAATAGCCACCAGGGAGTCGTCCAAAAGATAGTTGAAATCCTCGCCGGCGAACAGCTCCTCCAGCACGGCTCCCAGCTGCTGTCCAGTGTAAATTCCACCGTGGTACTCGCTGCCATCCAGGACTCCGAGGGCGTCGTGAGTGTCCATGTAGTAATCCGTCTTGTTTTTTCTAGCCCCGTTTTTCAAGTAAAAGCTCCCCAGCCGGCGTCCATTGAAGAACAGGTTCAGCTTCTGCTTCTTCTGGAAATCAAACGGGATGTTAGAACGTGTCCGGGCCGTGAATGTCATGGTGTTGGTGCTGACATTTTCAGAAATGGCGTTGATTTCCTGTTGGCAGGAAATTTCGCTTATTTCATCCCCGAAAAACTCTCTGTAGATTCCGTAATCGATTCGGGTCACAAATACCGGCCGGCGTGGCCTGGATGTCTCAAGGAAGGCGATTACAATCTTGTCATAAGACTGCACATAGTTGCTACAAAAATACCGTTCCGAATCCGGCGCGAACTCCATGGACGACAACAGTTTTCCGTCTGCATACCATTGCACATTAATTTTTGTACAATAATCACCTGACATCAAATTGAATGTAATTAAGATACCAACCGAAGTAAATTTCTGGCTGAATAGGATGGTCAGCTCCGGGTTACTTACCTTCCGCTCCGACGTTTTGGCCGGGAAAAAGAACGGTGCCGGCTGAAGCCCGGGCCGTGGATGCAGGCCGACTGTGGTGTACGTGTGCGAAAACTGCCGGTCTTCCCCTGACAATTCGTCGCTGATATATCCATAGTTGGACGCATTATCCGGGAAGTTGACATATTCCCCGTTCAACAAGGCGAACCGCGGCGCGCAAATGGAATACCCCGGATAGGTCAGGTCGTCCCGCCTCAGGTCCGGGAATTCCTGCCGGACAGTCGTTGCCCGGGGGTATAATTTCGTTCCCGGGTACAGCCCCTTCCTGGGCCGCAGGCCGATATCGATCACCTGCGGCCGACTGTGTTCCTTGGCATACGGGGCTACGTCGTCATATACAATTTTCGGTCCCTCGCCATTTTCGGTGACATCCGATAATATGGTCTGCTTCAGAAACATCTTAAGGCCTCCTTTGTGGTTCCATCGCCACGAAGTACACGGACAGGCCACTCCACAGGTTTTTTCCATTAATCCGTTTTAGGCTGTCTTTTCCCTGTGTAATATAGGCCTTAAATTCCATCGTTTTCTGGTTGTACGGGAAAATCATGCGGTGGGACTCAACCGGGGCAGAAACGATATCATAGAACGTGTCATAGTCTGCCCTGTATGATGCGTCTGGTTCTATTTCCAGCGTATAATTGTAGAATGTACCAGCCACATCCCGGTGCATACTAAAATCCTTCACCCGGCCGGAGTTCTCTGTATCGGTCACGGAAAATCCTCTCTCCAGATTGGTTACATTTACCCGAAGTTCCACACCGTCAATCGAAAAAATATTCTCTCTCATGCTTATCCCTCCGTTACCAGTCGAACACCGACACGCTGCTTCTGCTCGTTGTTTAGCTTATATACCACCCGGCCAAGACGCTGGCGGTCAAGATACATATTTACTTCTATCTGCCGATTGCCTCCGTTTCCACCCATGTACTTTGCCATCACATTATCCAAGGCCTGCTCAATCGTTGAGAGTGGTGACACAACCTCTGTCTCGCGATTGTTGTCCCCCAGGATAGCCGCAAACTCGCCGGCGCGTGGCGGTACCACGGTACCGGTGGCCAGGCGAGGGATTGCCTGCGTGGCCAAATTATAGCCCTGACCCATATAGTTACCAGCTCTGCTGCTGTATGTGCTGGCATTGCTGCCCCTTGTTAATGCACTTATAGCGATTCCTATTGCTGTAATTCCAGCTGCGGCCGCCACAATTCCGCCCATCGAAACCATCATCGGATTATGCATAATAGTTCCCAACGCCATCGCCAATAAACCGATTGCGCCAGCCACAGCAATGATTTTTGTGGCCAACTTTTCTT